GTAGAGGCTCAAGAAGTTTTAGCCTCCTTAGCCGTTGAAAAGGATAAGGTTTCTAACGCTCAACGACAAAGAGAAAGTCAGGCAGAAGAAGTTGAAAACAAGCTTCCAGAGCCTAATGAAATAAAGCAGCAAGCCGCTCCACAACAGCAAGCCGCTCCACAACCAGATTTAAAAGCTCAAGAATGGGCGAGTAATAACTCTTGGTTTGGAGAGGATGAAGTTATGACTCAAGCCGCTTTTGCTATTCATCGTATGTTGGTCGAAGACGAAGGATTTGACGCGCAGACTGATGAGTACTATAGTGAAATTGATAAGAGACTTATAAACGAGTTTCCACAGAAACTAGGTTCTAAGACTCAAACAACCGGGGGAAGCCGCAAAGTTGCGTCAGCCGAAGCTTCCGCATCCCGCAACAAGGGTGGACGCAAAACTGTGAAATTAACACCTTCGCAAGTCGCAATCGCCAAGAGGTTAAATGTACCTCTTGAAGAATATGCTAAATACGTGTGAGGAATAAAGTTATGAGTGAAACAGAAAACACAACTGTCAAAAAGTCTGCCCGGACGCCTAGAGCCAATCAAACACGCGCAGGGCAAGCGCGCCGACAACCGTGGAGGCCACCATCTGTATTAGATGCACCCCCCGCACCAGAAGGATTCAAACACAGATGGATTAGATCTGAAGTTATGGGTTTTGATGATCGTAAGAACATATCTGCCAGGCTAAGAGAGGGCTGGGAGTTAGTTCGAGGTGATGAATACCCTGATTTTGACATACCAACTGTTGAAGACGGCAAACATGCCGGAGTCATAGGTGTAGGAGGATTACTTCTGGCAAGAGTCCCGGTTGAAGTCGTGCAGGAACGTAACGACTACTTTCGCGGTGTAACGCGCGATCAAATGTCGGCTGTTGACAACGACTTAGCTCGTGAACAGCACCCAGCGATGCCTATCAGTAACCCTGACAGGCAATCTCGTGTAACTTTTGGCGGTCCTCAAAGCGAGGACTAGGAGAAAAAAATGGCTAATATTAATGGAAGTTTTGGTCTACGCCCTTTAAGTAAATTGGGCGGAGGGTCAAATTCCACTGGTCTTACAGGCTATACTCCTTATGAAATTGCTAGTAACAACTCTGATTCAATCTACCACGGACAATTGGTTATTCCTCTTGCTTCTGGGTACATTGACCACACAGCTAACGCTGCTGGTGGAACAGTAAGTCATCTAGGCGTTTTCCAAGGATGTCAATATGTCTCAAGCACCACTGGAAAAACAGTGTGGAGCAACTACTGGCCCGGATCTGGGGCAGATAGTAATCATCCAGTTCAAGCATTTGTAAATGACGACCCTAGTCAATTATATGTGATTGCAACAGATGCTTCATGGACAAGTAAGGCAAATGCTCGCGCAAGTGTCTTTTTAAACGCAAACTTATCTACAGGTATAACAGGAACTGATGCTACAGGTCTTTCATTAGGACGTTTGGCTATCAGCACTCTTGCTACAACCAACAGCCTAGCACTTCGTGTTATGGGCTGGGTAGATGATGTTGAAAATGCTGATTTCGCTTCTGCTGGAATCGGTGCAATCGTTCGGTTGAATAACTCATTCAATGCGCCTACGGGCTCCATTGCTTCGGGTACACCTTCAACCACTGGCGTATAGGAGTATATGAGAAATGGCTATAAGTAGAGCACAACTAGCTAAAGAGCTAGAGCCTGGACTCAATGCCTTATTCGGTATGGAGTACGCCAGGTATGATCAAGAAGACAAAGAGATCTATGACACTGAATCTTCAGAACGAGCTTTTGAAGAAGAAGTAATGCTGGCAGGATTTGGTTCTGCGCCAGTTAAGTCAGAAGGTTCTGCTGTGTCTTTTGACGACGCGCAAGAAGCGTATACCGCACGGTATACACATGAGACTATCGCTCTTGCTTTTTCAATAACTGAAGAAGCGATTGAAGATAATCTTTATGATCGTCTTGCATCACGTTATACAAAAGCGTTGGCGCGCAGTATGGCTCACACTAAACAGGTGAAAGCTGCTGCAACCTTAAATAATGCTTTTGATAGCACTTTTGCAGGAGGCGACGGCAAAGAGCTGTGTGCTACTGATCACCCTTTGGTGACAGGTAACACGCTTCGCAACGAGCCAAGCACTGCTGCTGACCTAAACGAAACAAGCTTAGAAAACGCACTTATCGACATTGCAGGATTTGTTGATGAGAGAGGTTTGAAAGTATCTGTTCGTGGATTAAAGTTGATTGTCCCATCTGCATTGCAGTTTGTTGCGGATCGTCTTCTTGAGTCTACACTTCGTCCGGGTACAGCGGATAATGACGTAAATGCTACTCGAAACATGGGTATGCTACCGCAAGGGTACGTTGTTAACCATTATTTGACAGACACTGATGCGTTTTTCATTAAAACAGATGCTCCTAGAGGATTTGTTCATTTTGAGCGTATGGGAATGTCTACCAAGATGGAAGGTGACTTCGACACAGGTAATGTTAGATTTAAGGCTCGTGAGCGTTACAGCTACGGGTACTCAGATCCACGTTGCATATACGGTTCTCCAGGAGCCGCGTAATACTTTTAAAGTATATGAAAGGGGGCATTGCGCCCCCTTTCTTTTTTGTGTACCCTCAATATAACTAGGATTTTTATAAGCTATAATTGACTGCCCTAGCAGACACTTATTATGACGTTATAGCGAAACCTTTAATAAGGAGGTCGGCCAAATGGCTAACACAACTTTTAACGGACCAGTTCGTTCAGAAAATGGTTTTAAAGTAATTTCAAAGAATGCGACTACAGGTGCTATTACAGACACGGCTGTAATTGCTTCTACAGGAATTGTAACTAACAAATATGTTCAGCATGTTGGCTTTGCCACAGGCGTAACGGTCAACACAACCGCTGGCGATAGCCCGTCTATTGGTGAATTTACCCAACCAGCAAACACAATTATTACGAATATTAAAATATTTTGTGACGTTGCTCCCGTTATTGGAACTGGTGACATTGGTTATGAAGTTGGAACTAGTAGTTCTGGCGCACAGATAGTAGCCGCTGTAACTGATGAAATATTAGATGGTGGTACAACTGTTGTTGTACACAATGTAACTGTGACTAGTTTGGTTCTTCAGACACAGAGCGGCACAACTGCCCCTGCTTCTGTTCAATACACAGACACTGAAAGAACTATCTACTGCAACATTACCAACACGGTAGACGCTACAACTGCGGGTTCTTTTACTTTTATAATTGAATACGTCCAAATAGCGTAAGGTAAACATGGTTTAGGTGGGGTTATCCCACCTAAATTGTAGGAGTTTTATATGTCAGATATTCAAGTAAAAACGTATACTAGCGGTCTTTCCGCTTCTACTGCGGCACTTGCGGCTTTACAAACAACATCCGGCACTGCTGCGATGACGTTAACCGATGCTGCTACCGCAGGAACTTTTCATACTACGGGTTTAGCTGCTAAAGTAACGCTAACTTCTGGTGGAAATATTTCAGGCGTAACTATAACGGTTACCGGAACCGACATTGCAGGAAATGCTTTGACTGAAGATATTACCGGGCCAAACAATACTACCGTTACCGGAACAAAGTTTTTTAACACAGTTACTTCAGTTGCAGGAGATGGTTCTATTGGAACTAATACTTCTGTAGGAGTTGCCGCAGGAACTACTGGTGGTCAAGCCGTTGTTTTTGCAGGAAGAGCAAGGTTAAAAGGGTTTCACTGTACCACTGGCGGCACAGTTGCCAATATAACGTACTATGACGAATCTCCTATAAGCGGGACAAGCATTTTTTCAACTCAGGTAGCTACAACAACGCACGATTATATAGAACCTTCTGTGCCAGATGATGGTGTTGTTTTTCCAAACGGGATTTATATAGATATTCCTGCTGGAGCTTCTGCAAGCATAACTACTTTTTATGCCTAGTGATTGCTAACGATTTTTTAAGGAGATAACAATGGCGACTTCTGGTTCGGTTGATTTTAATTTAGATATGGCCGAAATCACAGAGGA